ACATTGAATAGCTCTTGCTGTACTTCTTCGTATGCTGCTACTTTTTCTTCGGCATCGTAATCTGACAATGAATCATCTTCTGCCATTGGAGCATAAGTGTCTTCAAACTTTACGCTTTCAAGTAGCGTGCGGAACGCTTTTGGATCATTTATGTTATCGTTGCTCATATTAACGACGCTCTCTACCTAAGTCTGCTAGCTCTTCGTCTTCTTCAGCGTCGAGGTCTAATTCAAACTCGCCTGGGTCGGCTGCTGGCTCGTCTAAGCCTAGATCTGCGTCATCGCCCATGCCCATGTCTGCATCCATGTCAACGTCTAGCTCGTCACCCATGTTGCCCATGTCTAAATCCTGACCAATCTCTTCGCCTGTTAAGCCAGCAATTGCTGTGTTCAACTCTGCTTTAGCGGCTTCTAGCGAACCAGTGACTTCTTGTAGTGTACCTAGTACAGACTGGTTAAATGCGTCTGCTTGCTCAACGCCCATCTCTTTGCGGATGCCGTCTGTTAGTGCTGGGAGTTCTTTGTACTGGATGTCAGCAAACTTCTCAACCATCTGCTGTACCTGATCAGCAATATCTTGTGCTGCTAGTACAACCTGTGCGCTGTCGATTTCAGCTTCGTTAAGCTGACGGCCTTTTGCACGCTTGTTTTCAACAATACGCTTGATAAAAGCTAGCGACTGTTGCTTGCTTTCCAAAATGCCACGTAGGCCTTTGGATACTTTTAGTCGACGGATCTCACTTTCGCTTAAACGTCCGCCGGATGCTACCTTTTTAAGGGCTTGTACATAACTATTTTTCATTTTGGATTCCTGGTGTTCCTGTATACGCTTTTCAGCGGCTTCTTTTAACATGAGTAATTTTACGTATGCGGGATCGTTTTGACTCTCATGCAGATTTTTAACTTCTCTGTACTTGTTCAATGCTTTGCTTGAACGAGAAAGGAGTTCTTTACTTTCTTTTAAACTCAGACCGCTTAGGTCGTACTTCTTGCCAAATTGTGCTCGAAGCAGATTAGCAATTTGCTTGCTAGTTACGGACGGAGTTAAATCCTGTAAATTCATAGTATGATCCCTTAGTTTTTATATATTTAGCCGAATTGATGCGTTTTCGCAATTGCTCTTTTAAGTACTTGGATACCTTAATATCCTCGTCCAACTTAACAACCATAATTGATTTTGCAGCAGGATCGATGTTTTTTGATTGCAACAAATGAACCTTATTTTGGATATCAAACTGTTTACTGTAATACTTATGATCAAGTGACAAAATGTCTTTAGCCAAATCAAGCTTATGTGCATTGAAAGCCATTACGTATGCTAACGCACTCTTAACAGACACAAATTCTGGTTCCATTGAATTAAAATCACACACCACAACCCATGTATCTACCTGCGTTGGGCGGATTTCAAAGCGATTGAACACGCGATATCCGTCGCCTAATTCCGTTAGAGATTGCTCGTCCTGTAATTCCCAGGCCAGCTGCTTAATTTTTTTACGTACATGCTCAAAGCCTGTCGTAATTTGAGATTTCGAAAAATGTGTTTTCATCAATTGTTAATATATCTGAGGTCCCGGCCTCTTCGTTTAAACCAATAATCATTGGCACATTCTCACAATCGTCTTTAAGTAGACGTAATTGGTCGCCATCCTTGTTGTATACTTCGTCCGCTTCTACATCAAACTCTATTACCCACTCGTTGTCGCTGCGATAGCTTTTAATGTTGAGTGGCTGCGTGCGTAGAGAGACAACCTGTAATAGAGTTTCCCAATTACTTTGTTGTTTTCTGCATCGCGCCCATTCTTCTTCGGTCTCAATCATCCGTCCGTTAACCTTAGTAGGTAACAGCCCGGGCTTTAAATTTCTGACTACGTTAGTATGTGTGATATCGAATCGCGTTCTAATTTTGATATGTTGCACACTGCCTCCGTAGTATATTGCTTATACTTATGAGCCGCAAAAAAGCCCAGCAATAAACTGGGCTTTTTTGTTGTTACTGCGGTTTACAATTAGATAGCAAATGCTGTTACTGTAAGACCTGTTACTGCTGATAGTTCAGCATAAATGTCAACGCCTGCGCCGTATGCGTCTGCGTCTAGGTCAACACCTTCGATGATCATGTTAACTTCTACGTCGCCTGCGGTGAAATCACCAACAACCGATACTGTGAAACGCTGCTCAACTGCTGCTACTGCTGCTTCGAGGTCGTCCCACTTAACTAAGTTACCGTCGCCGTCTAGTGCTGGGCATGCTGCCATACCTGCTACGTTGATACCTAAGATATCACGACCGAAAAACTGGTCTGGGGTTGTAAAACCGTTTACTTTTGTTACGCCTGGCATAATAATTCTCCTGTTAGTTTGGCTATGTTTGCCTTACTATTATTTAGTCCAAAGACAAAAAATTTAGTGCGTTTCGGCCTTTTTTGTAGCTGTAAATACGTCTCGTGGCACTAATTTTACCGGGCCATCTGGGTGTTGTACCACGTATCCTTCGCCGCGTCCAGCATTTCCAGTCATATTTTGCTTAATTACAGTCTGGCTCTTGTCTAGCTGATGTGCAATATCATTTTTAGCAGTTACTAGCCCACGAATAATTGTCCACAATGCGCTAAAACCACGCTTGTTTTCAGCTACGTGCGCCTTGATGTTGTCCTGCATTTTAGCAGACACACCCGATGCTGGGAGCCAATCAAAGAAGTCCTTACCCAAGTTGGACATATCTGCGCTAACGCTCTGGTTGATGTACTTGTAAATCAAGTTGTCAAAACGCTTTAGTTTTTTAGATGCAAGCTCGTTTGGATCCATGAGCTTGTTAATATCGTTCTTGTATTTTGTACCAATGCCCTCTAATTGATCAACAATTTTGGTATTAACCTTAGGGGATTGCTGCGGGAAGGCAGGTGGCATAGCTAGCACGTCATTGCCTTGCAGTTGGCTAATTGCCTTCTTTACATCAAATTCCTTGTCTGGGCGTAGCGGGCTTGGACCTATGAAATGCTTGTGTATAGCAATACCGGTTTTACTTGCGCCAATAGCTTTGCCTAGCTTAGAATTAGCCACAACAGAGTACTCTACAGCATTAGGTTTGAAAACGTAATGTCCTTTAGCTACAGGCGGAGTATTACTATATAACAAATCACCTAGTAAAAAGCCACGGAAATCAGGTGGGGTTGCTGCTTCATATATGCTAAACAAGTTACCCATGTTCTGCACAAATGCCTGGCGTGCTTCGTCATGCTCGCCTTTGCCGCGCTGGGTAAGAATTTGCATTAGTTGCTTAGGTGACTTAGCCTTGCCATCATAGCTCTTAACTTGGAAGCCGCTAACATCAGTAAAGATAAATTCTCCTGCTTCGTCGCGTCCAAATACTAGTGCAGGGGTACCGTCCCACTTCAATGAGGTCTTAGTGTGTCCTGTGTTATCTGCGAAACTACGTAAAATATCAATTGCACGACGTAAGCCATCCATGCCCTCAAAGATAATTAAGTCTTCAATGTGCTGTGTCGGGCGGCCACCGGTGCTTGCTTCCATCAATGGATCTAGGCCACCCTCAATAATCTTGTCACGCAATCGTGCTAGGAAGTATTCGTCTGTGTCGTTGTGTTCGTTAACTGCTGGCTGGTTAGGCATCGGCAGTGTGATGCCGTAATGCTGGGATAGAGTTTCAAATGCATCCCCTAGCAGTTTGTTAATTGTATCTGGGTCGTTCTTGTACTTCTTGTAAATGAAATTAAGGATAGCTTCAACGCTATCAAAATCCTTTACTGTTGCGCCTGGCAATAGCTTAGCTGCAATCTCTTTTGGATCCTGAGAGATAACCTGGTTAGAAGCACGATCCACAAGTCCGTTTAAATAGCTCCACTTCATGTTGCCAGCTTTTGCAATGCTAGCCATAATAATATGACGGTGCATACCTTTGTATGTATTACCAGGCTCACCACGCATACTCCATGTCATGAAGCTTGGGTTGCCAAACATTAGATCTACTTGTGCATACTCGCCAGTCTGCTCGCCCTTAGGTGTTACAATTGGAAGCTTAAAATGTACGTTTGTGCCACTTAATTTAACCCATTCTGCAGGGTTTAGTCCTTGCTCTTTGGCCCATGCTTTTAAGTGATTAGCAATCTCTTTGCGATCGTGTTGTGTAACGTCTACGCCAATGTCAATGTCGCCGCT